CGTTGTTACAGCAGGCGAATAGTTAGTACTCTGTGCGCCGGAAGACGGAATAAGGCCTTGTTGAACTAGCTGATCACTTGTTTGATAGCTGGGGAACAACCCAACCTTACCTTGAGCGAAAGCCGAAGGATTTGCCTTAGTTCCAGCCAAGCCACTAAAGATACCATACGTTCCCAACCCTCGAGGACCAAGGATGCCTTGAGCAAGGGGATTAGAAGCTCCGGATTCTAAAAGATTTCCGGCTGCGCTAAAGGGTGCGCTAAGGCCTGTGCCAAGGCCTGACATAAACCTTCCACCATACGTTGACCCAGCGGCCGGTGTTCCAGCACCAATAAAGTCACCTACGCTAGTACCCTGTAAAGCACTGCCTATTCCAGAAGTAAGCGCACTAGCGCCGTAACTAAGAGCCGCCGATTTAAGTGCATCGCCCCATGATCCGCCTTGAAGTTTGGTAACGAGCCCAGATGCAATGATGCCGCCAATACCCGGTGCAATTAAGTTGCCAATAATCGGAGCAATTATTGGCGCAGCTTTCTTAACAATCTTTTTAATCGCCCTGAATATCTTCTTAAAGAAAAACTCAGGCTGACCAGTAATCGGGTTTATAGAATTGAGTGCGTTGCCCACTACGTAACGATTAGGGTCCTTAATCCCCATCATAGTCATCTGACGGAACAAATCCTGTTTCAGGCCTGGGTTTTCGTCAAAAATCTCCTTGGGGATCATCGTCTCCCCTTCTGCGGCGTGAACCATGTAATTGTCGCCGTAACGACCAAGTGTAGCAAGACCACTTGCCAAAGCTTGGGTGGAAGGTTCGCCAGAATATTTAGGGGAAGGGTTGATCATCACGAAAGCTCCAGAACATTAGCGAAGACCTGAATCTTCGCTGCGGTAGCGCAGTTAAATATAAGCGTGTCGCCCGTCTCTAAGACGAAAGGCCCAGTAAATGACACGTCTGCGGTAGCAGAAGTAGAGCCTAGCGTGGCTAATGTTATCTTCTGCAAAATTACCGTTGCCGAAGCGGAGCTATCGGTTATCTTGCATAATACCACTATCGACCCGGTATGGCTATTATATAGATTAATGTTCTTGATAAGCGCCGCCGTTGCCGCCGGACAGGTGTAAACGACAACGTCACCCGTGGATCCAACCGTCGTCACTATGTTTTTGTATGCAGAGGCCATCAGTCCATAAACCAGTTCAAACCGTTGGTGTCATCTTCCCCGCTGACCACAGCCGGAAAGTCTATCTTCGTAAGAGCCATCTCAAGATCACGTAAAATGCGGACAAACGTATCCGCATCGTACTCATCTGGAGCCATCGGCATACTATGGTCAAGCAAGCTAGACATTAGCGCCTACCGTCAGGACGAAAATCAAGGCGTAGATCGCCCATCGTCCACGTTATATCTGTTGTAGAACTCTCAACTCTAAGCGCGATCTGCCGCGACCGGCTCCGGAGGAACGCCTGCTGCGTAGTTGCCTTTACGGCGTTCGTAGAATTGGTGGCCAAGCTGTCACCTGGATAGTTTCGGGTCTTCAATATGTAATTAACCGAAGCCTCTGCGTCACTGCTCGTAATGTCGATGTCTGGGACCAAGCGGCTTACAAACATAAACTGTTCTCCGTCCCCAATATCAAAGTCAGCCGACTCAATAAATGAAGTCATAGGTGATCCGTCATTGTCGTCACCAGTTTCGTGGACATAGACAAAGTTTGTACCGCTGGCGATACCGGAGGCTCTTGGGTTGTCGTGAATGCCGTAATCGACCCAAGCAGTTCTCGACAACGTTCCCAGATCCCAAGTGTTCTCTGTAAAGTTAAACTTGACGTAACTATCTATCTCGGTGGAATCAGCCGTAGGGTAGAACCAAAACACCTCGTCAAACATCTTGTTGGAGGCAGCAAAGCACTTGAAACTCTGCTCCAGGTTAATGTCGTCAAACACATACCGGAGAAGAGTACACGGGATAACCTGAACACGACCCGTGTAAACGTAGAAGTTCTCACGGTCCATCCAGAAAACCTTGTCGCCTACCGTGGTGACAGCGTTCGGCCCAATGATAGACACGTTGTTCGCCAGCATACTGAAACCAAACGTAAACGGAGGCCCCGTAAACCGCATAGCGTGGAGTGCAGTATCCGTCCAAATAAGCATTTCCTGACGAGTCTTCTGAGCCGATATGATTTCTGAACCAGAGGATATGCGCTGAGAGCCCGCCGTATTCGTCGCGGTAGGAGTCCAATCAGCAGGGTCTTCTTGGTCAGACCAGCGTACCATTAACAAGTCTTGGGCAGACTCATCTAAAGGGTTACAGCCGAAACAGACAACATGCCTGTCCGCACCAGATACCATGATCCGGCGCGTTATCGTCGGCGCACCAGAAGCACCTGATTGTGAGGCAAGGTCCGTGGCCCGTGAACCAAGGCCCAGTGTTTTGTCCCAGTAGTACGGGGTTCCGTCATAAACATTCAGGAGTAAATCCTCACCCCAGTTGTCCTGACTATACAGACGTATGTTAGATCCTGTTTGCGCTGACGTGCTTGAGGATTCACCCCACCCTACAAAATCGTTTGCTTCCTTAACGTCTATGCCATCGGCATGTGCCGCCGCCGTTGTTCCGCGAACGCCTCGAACAACGCCCGCGTTAATAACATGCGTGGATTTCCCCGTGTATTGAATCAATTCGCTTTCCATCAGCATTAATCCAACAAAGACAACCGCATCTCCGCTAGAAGACGTGGCAACAGTAGTTCCATCTTCTCCGCGAACAATGTCGCCAAATACGTTTCCAACGTTTGTCCCGTACCGTATCTTCTCACTTCCCAACAGGATTGTACCCTTGGCAGGAAAATCACTGGAGTCCGCTACCGGAATAGAAGAGCTTATAATCGTTAAGTTCGCACTAGTAGTGGTCGCGGCGGTTTCAAAAGCAGCGCCACTTGTCAGTGTAAAAGACGTGACGCTGGCGTCTATGCCGCCGCTGTCATTAAGTGTTGTCTGAGAGTAACCAGTGCTTAAACCACTCCAAAGCCCTGCTCCAAATCCTGTTCCGCTTATAACCGTATTAAGACCTGTGTTGATCTGGTAGTTAGCGATAACAGCAGATCCGCCTCCCGCCGTGCCTCCGGAAGAACAAGCTCCAGCGGTATTAATTGTATAGCTGTTAGAATCAATGACGGTGACTTGGTGTTCGGTATTCAATTGCGCGGCGGTTATGCCATCTGTGGTTGTCGCACCGCTAAAGGTGACGAAGTCTCCTGTTACGGCACCATGCGCTACCGCTGTTACGGTAACTACGGCAGAACTTGCGGTCCCCGTTTTTAATGGGTTGGACCCAAGCGTAGCCGTAACTCGTATTGGAGTGATGTCGTTGTAACCGCCGCCCTCTTCAATATAGAACTTGGTTTCCGTACCAAGGCCCATGAACTTGGATCCGTCGAGCGCTGCCCAAACGTGCAAGGAACGACCTGTGCCGTCTATGGTGTTGCTGCTCAGACGCTCCCAGCCGCCCATCTTCTCAGGGCGACCCTTACGAAACCGTATTAAATCAGAGTTAAACCAGCCGTTCTCGTCACCGTAGGACGTAGTCTCACGATTAACTCCAGGTCGGAACTGTATCTTCTTTAAAGGCATCTAGCTTCCCAGTATAGGCCAGTCATAAAGTATGCCAGACTTGTTACCATCTACATCCCAAGACAAGAACAATGCAGCAACGGCGGCAGTGTCCGCCGCGCCGTCGATGGCACTCTCCATCGCCGTGGCTTTAGTACGGATGGCATCACGCCACGTTGAGATATTGCCAGGGATAGCCGTACTCTTTTCAGACTTACGCACTACAGCCCAGTCGGTCTGGTTAAGTAAAGACTCTTGCTGTGATTTCACTTCGTTTTTTAAAGATGATTTAACACCCAGTACAAGGTTAAGACCTGACCCTGCATCAGCCATTGCCTTTGCTGTGCTGGTGATTTTTCCGTCACGGTCCATTGACCAGTTGTACAGTCGGCTGTCCGGGGGTGTATCCTCAGTTACTTCAGTGACACCGGCAGCAGTCTTCTCCGCTGTAGACCAGATGTTCCAGTTACGGGGATGGGTGATACCATTGTCATCGGTCCACGCTCGCCCCGGCCTTAGTGTTTGAGTTTTGTATTTAAACAATTTCGTATCTCCTGTTATTGGGCATTAGCAGTTTTAAAGGGGCTTTCAGCAAAGGCCATGTAGACGTATGTTACACCATCGGAGTTCGTTGCGCTCCCCGTAGTCCTCAACTTGAAACCATTTGAATTAATATCTAAAAGCTGATCGCTCGTAAGTTCAGCAACATTTTCACTTGGGACTAATGAAAGTGAAGAAGGGTTAAAAGGGTCACGCTTACTATCTTTCATAATCCATTTATTATCGCCGGTTGTTTTAAATATCAAAAATGCTGGCTGAAATCCTAGATTAACCATCGGCCCATTAGCATTTCCATTGCCCACATACGATCCGAAGGCGCTAAAGCCCTTCACTGGTGTAAATGAATAAGCAATTGATGTTTTTGTATCAGCATTGTGTGAGGAATTAGTTCCAATTGTTGTGACAGTCGCCGTTGGGCTTGTGTTGTTCCAATATGTTGCGCTAGTGCTTACAGCGTTGGTGATGTTAAGCCGCATCGCTTTAGTATTTCCTATCGCACTGTGATAGACGTTCCAGTTATCGTCGCCATCGCCGTTAACAACTCGTGCTATAACAAAATCCGGTGCAACACCTAACCCATGCCCAATCGTTAAGCCTGACCCAGTTCCAACAAATGTGCCAATTGAGAATCCTGATGTTTGGCTAACTGACAGAGTACTGTCTACACTGCCATCGTCGTTTGTAGATGTTGTAGGT